GGAACGGATTCTTTGTTGAATCGGGCAAGATGCTTGTCCGTGTTTGGCAAGATGACCAAGGATTGGTCGACGAAACAATTCTTGGACCTGGAGACTTTACACAGGTAAAACCTGGTAAGGTACATCAGTTTGAAGGCATTGAAGATGGAGTTGCCTTTGAGTTGTACTGGGCGGAGTTTAATCATGATGACATAGTTAGACGCACGTCTGGTACTAAAGTAGAGAAATAAACAAAGGAGGAACAGTATGTTCAAATCACTTTCAGAAAGTGTTGGTAACTTTTTTAGTTTACCTAAAGGCAGTTCAGTCAGAACAGAAGTTATGGCAGGATTGGCTACCTTTCTAACAATGGCATATATCACGGTAGTAAACCCTGCTATATTGTCAACTGAAGGTACCGGTATGGAGTTCGGTGCCGTATTTACTGCAACCATTATTGCGGCAGTAGTAGGTACATTAATAATGGGACTTTGGGCCAAATGGCCTGTAGCACTAGCACCAGGAATGGGACTAAATGCCTTTTTTGCATTTGGTGTTGTCTTTGGTATGGGTTACACTTACCAACAGGCACTAGCGGCTGTGTTTATCGCAGGTATTGTGTTTATTGGTTTAAGTATAACACCGGCTAGAAAATATATCATCAACAGTATTCCTAAGTCAATGAAATTAGGTGTAGGAGCAGGTATTGGTTTGTTCCTTGCTATCATTGGTTTAAAGAATGCAGGTGTTGTTGTAGATAACCCGGCAACTTTAGTTGGCTTAGGTGACATTAGTAGTTGGCCAGTTTTATTAGCAGGACTTGGTTTTGCTATTATGGCGATTGCTGACAAACGTGGTATCCCAGGTGCAATTATTATTGGTATTCTAGCAACAAGTATTATTGCTTGGATTTTTGGAGTTTCAGAAATCGGCGGTGTAGTTGGTAGTATTCCTAACCCAAGTCATGCATTTAGTATGGACTTCAGTTTGATTGCGACAGCAGGTTTCATTGGAACTGCATTTGCATTCTTATTTGTTGACTTCTTTGATACTGCTGGAACACTAACAAGTGTTGCTAACTTAACAGGAAAAGTAAACAAGAAAGGCGAAGTCGAAGGTATCGATAGAGCATTGTTGGCTGACTCTGTAGCAACATCAGTTGGAGCATTAGCAGGTACTAGTAACACAACTTCATACATTGAAAGTGGTGCTGGTATTAAAGAAGGTGGTAAGACAGGACTAACGGCAGTAACAGTTGCCGTATTGTTTGCACTATGTTTATTCTTTGCACCATTGGCGCAGAGCATTCCTGCATTTGCAACGGCTCCTGCACTTGTATTCATTGCAACATATTTCTTACGTAATCTAAAAGATATCGAATGGGATGATGTGAGTGAATACGCACCGGCAGTACTAGCGGCAATCATTATGCCGTTGACTTTTAGTATTGCATACGGTATTGCACTTGGCTTTATTGCACACGTTGTAATTAAAGCAGTAAGTGGTAAACACGCAGATTTAAATGGCGGTTCATTAGCAATCGCGGCTGTTAGTGTTTTATACTTTGCAGTAGCATAATATTAACCTACAAAGGCCCTACGGGGCCTTTGTTAACCTTATAGGAGATCCAATGGGTAACCTAATATACGAAAGGGTTGAAGATACAGTATTTGCTAGAGACCCTGACAAACCAGAAGTTCCAAGATGGATAATTTCTGGTCCTGCACAAAAAGGATTATTTGAAGATTTTAACAATTGGCAGGATATGATGGATGCAAGTAAAAAGTATCCAACAATTAAAAAACAACTTGACAAATTAGAGATTTTGTGGTACACTATAAAAGATGAACAAGACACGTAAACTTCCGCTAAATGAAATTTTTATGGCAATGGATTGTAATGTTAAATCCGCCTATAAAGATTGGACTGACGAAGAACGAAAAGAATTAAACTTTTGGTTACTGAATCGTTATGCTAGTTCTGTTGCAGGAAATAGAGATGCTCAAGAATGGGCCGTTGTTGCAACAAATGAATATTACAATAAGAACTGGAACGTACTAGGAACCAGACACCCGCAACTGCAATGGCAGTTATTGTGTGCTACACACAACGCACAGGCACAACCACGTAGACACGTATGGATGGGTTTGAAGCAAAAAGGATCTGATAACAAAACTATGAAATGGTTATTAGATCAATTTCCAAATATGAAAAAAGACGAGGTAGAACTACTTGCTACAATATCTACAAAAAAAGAATTACAAGAATATGCAACCGATCTTGGACTTGAGAAGAAAGATGTCAAACTCTGATAAACCATTTGTATGTCCTTATTGCGGTGTTGGATACACTAGAGAGAAAACTCTCATTGCTCATATGTGTGAGCCTAAACGTAGACACTTGCAAAAAGATGAGAAACGTGTACAACTTGGCTATCTAACATTTAATAGATTTTATAAACTATGCCAAAAGGCAACAGAAAACAAAACGTATGAACAGTTTTGTAAAAGTCCTTACTACAATGCATTTGTAAAATTTGGATCGTTTGTAAACAATGTAAGACCTTTATATCCTGAAAAATATATTGACTATGTTGTTACAAGCGGAGTAAAACTAGATCATTGGTGCAGAGAAGAAATGTATGAACGTTATGCACTAGATCTAATATTAAAAGAAGACGTTACTACTGCACTAGAACGTAGCATTAAAACTATGATGGACTGGGCAGATGAAAATGAATCACAGTGGCAACACTATTTCTTGTATGCAAGTTTGAATAGAGTAACACAACATATAAGAGATGGAAAGATTAGTCCATGGTTACTTTTAAACTGCAAGTCAGGTAGAGAAATGTTAAGTAAAATGAATGACGAGCAGTTGCAAATAATTAGTAATGTTATGAATCCAAATCATTGGCACATTAGATTCAAACGTCATGTAGCAGATGTAGAACTAGTAAAAGAAATAGTAAAAGAAAGTAACTTATGAGCGATATACAAATAGTGAGTAATCATATGGGACCAGAAGGCGAAAGCATAGATAGAATATATGGATCGCCTGCAAGTGGTGGTAGCATGAGATTGATCAATAAAGATTATTCACAATACAAAGGCAAAATAACAAAACGATCACTTACCAAAAAAGATTTAAATGGTAATAATTTTAGAAGTCATTGTTATGTAACTGATGACAACAGATGGTTCGATCGAGCAGGAATGCCAATCCAAAAACCAAATAGTATAGTAGAAGAAACAGTTGACAATTCTACAGAAAGTGTGTTATAATAGTTTATGAAATTAAATCCAAAATATGTATTTTTCTTTGCAACACTGACAATAGGGTTGCTAGTAAGTTTAAGTGCGAATGCTTACTTGTTAAATGAATTATTAGACATAAGAGAAATACTAGATGCACAATATGAAACAATCTTTCAAATAATGAAAATGTTAGGTTTTCAATTTGGAGAAGCAGGAATAGGTGATACAATATAATGAAAAATAAATTTATAGATCCAAAGAATAGTCACACAGTAGGAACAAGTTGGTTGAATCTTGGTAACCATGTATTGGTTGCAGGATTTATTGCTTGTATTTTATTTGTAGTGTATGCGAGTTACTAATGCCTGATATAGATATAGACTTTGCAGATAGAAGTATAGTATTAGATAAGATTAAACATCGTGTTGCTAAACTAGATACAGAAAAGAAACACAACACAGGAGTCTATGTCACAGAAATTCCACACAATCCAGTTGATATGTTATCTACTATTGATTATGAAAAGGCTGAAGATAGAGGATACTTTAAATTAGATTTTTTAAATGTATCATTGTACAAAGACATAAAAGATGAAGAACATCTTTTAAGATTGATGAAAAAGGAACCAATGTGGGAACTACTACAACACGAAGAATTTACGGATCAACTATTTCATTTAAACGGACATGGGACGGTAGTGAAGAAACTTTGCCCTACTTCCGTGGAACAATTAGCATCAGTCCTTGCTATTATCCGTCCAGCGAAGAGACATCTCGTAAACAAGACTTGGAACGAGATAGAGAAGCAAGTATGGGTCAAGCCAAGTGATGGTAGTTATTATTTTAAAAAAGCACACGCCGTTGCTTATGCTCATGCTATTGTAGTGCAAATGAATTTGTTGTGCGAAGGAGTAACCAATGACAACTGAAGTAACATTTTTTACACAGTATGAAGAACTAAGAGAGGCAATGCCTCCTGTACAGGCAAGTAAGTTTTGGCCTGAATGGTTTAAGAAACAAGGTGGAGCAAAGAACTGGGAACGTGGTTCTGAGAAGAATGGTATGGCGCCAGATGGTAGTCACCAAGATGGTTATCAAACTGTAAAAAGTTGTCCAGCAGTACTAGATGTATTGAACATGGGATATATTATTCCACTGTGGTGTGATTACAAAGTTAAAAGAATAGAAAAGAGTCAAGAGTGTCCACAAGGTATTGTATGGCGTATGCCTGCAGGTCCTTTTAATAATATGTTTGGTGCGGCAACACACCCACATGAACAAATGGATGCATATCCTTTTCCACCAGATACATTTGAAGGAACATTTAAACTTTTAAACCCTTGGGGTGTAAAAACTCCTAAAGGTTATAGTTGTTATGTATGTGCTCCACACTATAACAAACACGGTAACTTAGAAATACTTAACGGTGTTATTGACACAGACATCTATCATGAACTGCACGTAAACACTTGGTTCACTGCACCACTGAATGAAGAAATAACTTTGAATATGGGTATGCCCATTGTACAAATTATTCCATTCAAACGTGAGGAATATAAGATGGATATTAAAGTTGGTGATCATAGATCAATGCATAACAAGGTAACACAATTTATACATAATGCTATGTTCAAAGCACAACATTATCGTCCTAAATTAAGTCCTAAAAATTACAAATAATTATTTGCTTGGTTTTCTTACGAGTTGAACACTCTTACGTTTGATTCTTTTGATAGTTAAATTACTTAAATTTACTACTGGCCCTGCTGTCACTTTCACATCTTTTGTATTCATAGTTACTAAACAATGCCTAAATCTAGGAAATTCTTTAGGTAGAAAGATGCTAATAGGAATAGTTCTATTGCTTTCAAACCACCATGTTTCGCCCATATCTAAGAAGTGCTTACGTTCTGCATCATCGTTTAGCAGACTGTAAACGTACATACTAGTAACGTTATTATCCTGGTTGTTTATAATACCAACATATTCGTTACCACCGTATTGTACGATGCTTAAATAAGGAAATTTTGTCTCTATATCTTTCAATAACATTTTTCTAATAAATACTGTATGCAGTTAAGTTATAGATATTTAGTAAACCAAAAGGCCACTCTCATAGCAGATTTGGCAAACGCAACTACGGAGTATAGACCAGTGTACCAGAGAAATTTAAATGTGTACAGGGGGATTGATAACACCCTGACATTCGAAATAAAAAATCAAGATCAGAAACCTGTAAGTATATTAAATGTATACACGCCTAAGTTCATGGCATTTGATAGCAAAGGATCTTTAATATTAGAAAAGACAGGAACAATCACAGAAACAACTACACCAAGTAAAGTAGGACAGTTCACTGTAAATATCACTGCAAACGATTTACTAAATGTTGATTCACAATTTTTATCTTACAATGTACACTTAACTGATTCTAATAGCAACAATACAATCACATATTCAGGTGCAAGTTTTGATATGACTGGTACTATCCAAATTACATCTGAAGCATTTCCAGGACCGGCGGCCACTTATAGTATATCTACATTTACTGAATCAGATGTTGATTCAGGTGTATTCTATAGTGAATCTATTACAGCCGAACCGGCAAAGAATGGCAACGAAGCATTACATACTGCGGCAGTATACGGAACTAACCTTACTGCTGACATAACAATACAAGGCACTTTGGATAATCAAGTTACTGGTAACACCTATTGGGGAGACATAGCAACTTTGAATTTGGCTAATCCAACTACACCTGAGTATGTAAACTTTAATGGTGTATACTCACACCTTAGAGCCAAAATGTCAAACAAAACTTCTGGTACAGTAGATAAAATTTTAGTAAGAAATTAGTTGACTTTTAACTAGACTTATACTATAATAATAGTATGAGTGGTCTAGTATTTGAAACAATTTTGGCTCATTTGCCCGCCAAACGCAAAACGACACCAAGTGGGTGGACATCGTTCAATGCCCCTTGTTGTATCCATAATGGAACCACTCAAGATACTAGACAACGAGGCGGGTTAATCACAAACGCAGATGATGGCGTAAGTTATCACTGTTTCAATTGTGGCTTCAAGGCATCTTGGGCCAAAGGTAGAAAACTTTCATATAAAATGAGAACTTTCTTACAATGGCTCGGTGCCTCTGATGATGTAATAAACAAACTAGCATTACAAGTTTTACAATACAGTGAACAAGCAAGTCAAGAACTTATTGTTGAATTACCAAAGTTTAAAACTGTTGAATTGCCAGAAGGTGCGAGACCAATTAGTCAATGGGACGATTGGCAGGCATTAGAATCAACAGGTGCAGATGAAAACTTGGTTAAGATGTTTGACTATATACATTCAAGAGGATTGAATACAGATGATTATACATTCTATTGGACACCAAAGATAGGATATAGAGATAGATTAATTATTCCTTTTATGTATGATGATGAAGTTGTTGGATATACTGCAAGGAAAATTAATGGCGGTAGTCCGAAATATCTAAGTGAACAACAGCCTGGTTATGTGTTTAACTTTGATGCACAAAACTATAATAGACTTTTTACAATAGTTATGGAAGGTCCATTAGATGCAATAGGCGTAGATGGTGTTGCATTACTTGGAAGTGAAGTCAAAGATCAACAGGCACTACTCCTAAAAACTTTAAATAAAGAAGTAATACTAGTTCCTGACAGAGACGAAAATGGTAAACATCTAGTTGAACAAGCAATGGAACTAGGGTGGTCAGTAAGTATGCCTGAGTGGACAGAAGATATAAAAGATGTAAATGATGCAGTGATCAAGTATGGTAAAATATTTACACTACACTCAATTGTCAATGCAAAAGAATCTAACGAACTAAAAATTAAATTAAGGAGCAAACAATGGTTTGGTTAAAAAACATACTTTGCTATCCGATTAAAAAATATAAAAAATGGCAAGAGGATAGAAAGTTTAAAAAGAAAATAAAGGAACTTCAAAAGAAAGATCCTTTTATATACAAGTAATGGATGATATGAGACTTCCGCACGAAACAGAAAAGACCTATAGGGAAATAGAAGAACTATGGAACAAGTACATCTTAGAACAAGGTCTTGATCCTTTAGAACTTGCAGGAATATTTACTGCTATTGCTATGAAGTCATATAAAGCAAATTTATCACCAGAAGACTTTGATGCTATAATGGAAGAGATATACGTAACAAAAGATTACACAGTAGGAATGAAAGGACCAACAAAACACTAATGACAGATTATATTAGACCCTTTGGACCAACAATCTATCGTGCTGAGATGGATAGTGAAGAACTTGCTATGTTTACAAAATGTGCAGAGTATTCACTTGAAGAACCACAACCACATGGACAACAACTTGCAGGTAATATTGCAAAACAATATCAAGCGAAGTTTGAGGACAGAGAAAAGTTTATGTCATTTGTACACAAACACGTTTCTGCTTTTACAAAATATGAAATGGAACGTGCTAATGAATTATTAATTAATCCTGTGAATACAGATGTTGATTGGAAACAAATGTATTTTAGTTTACACACAGGACCTTGGATAAACTATCAAGAAGCAAACGAATTTAACCCAATACATAGTCACAATGGTACGTTAAGTGCAGTAATTTATATAGACGTGCCAAAAGAAATACAAGAGGAAGCCAATGACGGTTTGCCTACTAATATGAGATGCCCAGGCCAAATAGAATTCCTATATGGGTCTGACGTTGTAGGGTCAAGTGGTACACATAAGATAATACCAAAGACCGGAGATATATTACTCTTCCACGCAGGACTTAAACATCAAGTTTATCCTTTCAAGTCGAATGTCACTAGAGTAAGTATGTCGTTTAATGTATTTGACATTCGCTATGGAAGGGAGGTAAAGGATGACTGAAATTAGAAACGGTATATTTAATGTTACTTCTAAGATGGCACAATCATCTTTCGGGTTAGCAATAATTTATACACTAGGCCATATTGTAATCGCGGCTTCTGTTGTTACACTTGTAACAGGAGCAAGTTGGTGGGAAGCAGGTACAGTTGCACTTATTGAGCCGGCAATTAATGGCGTATGGTTTTATGTTTTACACAAAATTTATACTAAACTAAAGGAGAAAAAATAGTATGTCAACACTAATACCTATGGTAGTTGAGCAAACTAGTAGAGGCGAAAGAGCCTATGACATTTATTCTAGATTGTTAAAAGATAGAATTATATTTGTTACAGGTCCTATTGAAGATAACATGGCGTCTAGTATTTGTGCCCAACTATTATTTTTAGAAGCAGAAGATAAAAATAAAGATATCAATATGTATATTAACTCGCCAGGTGGTATGGTAACCGCTGGGTTGGCTATGTATGATACAATGCAATATGTTAAACCAGATGTTAAAACAGTTTGTATTGGATTGGCCGCAAGTGCAGGTTCCTTACTATTAATGGCAGGTGCAGAAGGAAAAAGAATTAGTTTACCTAACAGTAAGATTATGATTCATCAACCTAGTGCAGGCTTTAGAGGACAAGCAACTGATATCGAGATCCATGCTAAAGAAATTTTAGAAACTAAGAAAAGACTAAATGAAATTTATGCTAAACACACAGGCAAACCATATGAAGAAATTGTTGATGCTATGGAGCGAGATAATTTTATGACACCTGAACAAGCGGCAGAGTTTGGTCTTATAGATAGTATTGTGGAGAAAAGATAATGGTTGTATGGGGAATGGTAGGTAACAGTCACGATGCCAGCCTAGCAGTTTTCTTAGATGGAAAACTTGTATGGGCCAGTCTTGCTAAAGACTTTAGTGATGTACCAAACGACCCTAAACATAGTTGGACACAGATAGAAGCCGCTAGGCAAAGTTTTGGTCCACCAGATAAAGTTGTTTGGTATGAAAAGCCGATACTTAAAACTTTGAGACAGTATTGGGCAGGACAAGGTTGGTTGTTAAATGAAAACAACATTAAAAAATATCTTGCCCAATGGGATATTGATGTGCCTGTAAAATATATTCAGCATCATGAAAGTCATGCCGCATATGGTTATTACACATCAGGAAAACTAGATGCTTACGTAATGTGTTTAGATAGCATAGGAGAGTTTGAAACATTTACTTTATGGCACGGTAAAGGTAATAAACTTAAAAAGATTTATTCACAAAGATATCCACATAGTGTTGGATTATTTTATAGTGCTATGACAATGCGTTGCGGATTTAAACCTAATGCAGAAGAATATAAAATTAGTGAACTAGCAAAACAAATCAGTATTACAGAAAACTTACCTTTAATTAATGATGTAATCAAAACATTTATTGATGGAGATTTAAGTGGTAAGATGCCTGGCATACATTTCAAAGTTAATTTACACAAAGGTGCAAATTGGTACAAGCCTGATCTTACAACTGAAGACGATATGATTAGACTAGCCAATGCTACTCAAAGTGTTTTTGAAATGATTGTTATGTCAAATTCAAAATGGTTAAAGAACCAAAACTACTCAGCAACCAGAGACATGATAGTCACAGGTGGTTGTGCGTTAAATAGAGATGCGATGGATAGATTGCGTACTGAATGGAAAAGTGTTTGGGTACCACCAAATCCAGGAGATCCAGGAAGTTGTGTAGGTGCTGTTTTGGCAATGAACAAGAAACATATTGACTTTAATTCTAATATATGGTATAATAATGACAAGTAAAGAAATAAAAGAATTAGAAAAAAAGATTGACAAACTGCAAGAAACAGTTGAACGTCTTGAAAACAAATTGAATAAGCACATTGATTTTATTGATGATACATATGAAGGTTTACGCAATCCAATCAATGCCGCAAAGAAATGGTTAGGTAGATGAAGCAAAACGTTGACTACGGATTTGATATACAGAAAACATATTTAGAAATGATGTTGAGTGATGCACAAACATTTGTGCGTTGTCAAGGTATATTTGATCCAGAAAACTTTGATCGTAAACTTGCTCCAGCGGCTGAGTTTATACATAAGTTTGTACAAGAACACAACGTATTGCCTACAGAACAAATTGTAAATGCAAACAGTAAAGTAAAATTAGAAGTTCCTAAAGGACTTAATGAGCAACACTATGATTGGTTATTAAGTGACTTTGAAACATTTAGTAGACACAAAAGTTTAGAACGTGCTATTCTACAAAGTGCTGACTTGCTTGAAAAAGGTGAGTATGGTCCAGTTGAGCAAAAGATTAAAGAAGCAGTACAAATAGGATTACAAAAAGACTTAGGTATTGATTACTTTGATGATCCTAAAGGTAGACTTACAGGACTAAAAGATAACAACGGTCAAGTAAGTACTGGTTGGGAAAGTTTAGATAAGAAACTGTTTGGCGGATTTAACAAAGGTGAACTAAACATCTTTGCAGGTGGATCAGGTGCAGGTAAGAGTTTGTTCTTAGCAAACTTAGGTGTTAACTGGGTGCTGAACGGAATGAATGTTGTATATCTAACATTAGAATTAAGTGAAGCCTTAGTTGCTATGAGATTAGATAGTATGATGACTGATGTTCCAAGCAGAGAAATATTTAGAGATTTAGATGGTGTTGAAATGAAAGTTAAACTTGTTGGTAAGAAGGCAGGTGCATTTCAGATCAAATATATGCCAAGTGGTAAGACAGCAAATGACATTAGAAGTTTTGTAAAAGAATATGAAATTAAAACAGGCAAAAAGATTGATGTATTACTAATTGACTACTTAGACTTGTTGATGCCAATGAGTAAGAAAGTAAGTCCAAGTGATTTGTTTGTTAAAGATAAGTTTGTATCTGAAGAACTAAGAAACTTGGCAATGGAACTACAATGTATATTTGTAACTGCATCGCAGTTGAACAGAGCAAGTGTTGAAGAAATAGAATTTGATCATTCGCATATTGCAGGTGGTTTATCTAAGATACAAACTGCTGACAACGTGATTGGTATCTTTACAAGTAGAGCGATGCGTGAACGTGGTAGATATCAGATACAACTTATGAAAACTAGAAGTAGTTCTGGTGTAGGTGCAAAAATAGATTTAGAATTTGATATTGATTGTTTACGTATTAGAGACTTGGCCGAAGATGAAGACTATCAAGAATTTAATAAACGTAAGAGTACAATTTATGAAGGACTTAAACGTACAAGTGTAACTAATGGTGAAGCAGAAACAGATGCTCCAAAGGAACCAACTGAAGGTGATACAGTAGGCAAAATAACTGCACAGACAGACTCAACTAAACTTAGACAGTTCTTAAATAATCTTGATGACGAGGAATAGATGCGTAAAATATATTTCTTCGGAGATAGTTTCACAGTAGACTACCAAACTGATTGGACTTGGACTAGACAAGTCGCACAAAGACTAAACGTAGATGGTTTAGTTAATCACAGTATGATAGGAACCAGCAACGATTGGATCCTAATGCAACTCCGAGATAATTTAAAAGATATAACATCAAATGATATTGTTATAGTTGTATTAACAAGTTTATATCGCTATTGGTTCTTTAAAGACAAGCCTGAACTATCAAACTATATGATAGGTAATTGGGATAACTTTGCAAAGCAAACAGGTGATAAGAGTCAAGTAGATGCAGTAAAGGGTTACGTTACTCACTTACAAAGAGACGATTTAGATCAGTTTAGATTCCAACAACAGGTTGCATGGCTCAAAGGAACACAGAAAAGTTATGGCTTTGATATGTTAGTAATACCTGGATTTACTATGGACATAGACTACTCAGGTATGATACCTGTCATAGGAGATATGACTGGGAGTGTTAGTAACGGAGAATTTAAAACTGCAAAAGATGATGAGAAATGGTATAGTGATGGTATTGATACTAGATACAATCATATGCTACAAGACAATCATACTATAATGGCAGACAAAGTCGTAAACAGTTTATTAACAAAAGCACCATTAGACTTACAAGTAGGATTCAACAGATTTATACTTGAAGGACACGAACGACTTACACACAAACAAATAGGACCTAAACTAGTACAAACCAGCAACGACCTTTACGGCGAATCAGATAAGAAAGGTGGCCATTGGTTAAAATGAGTGAAGAAGAAGTAAACAAAAGATTGAATAGAGAATATCCAAAACTGTTACAAGCAGTACATTCACCAATGCCCGAACAACGTAAGAAGGCAGTGGTGTATAAGTTTATTGAAACGTTACAGGATTTAGCAAAGGCGGTAGATGGTAAAAGTAATGACTGTAAGACCTAAGATTAAACAAAGAATGGATGTGCTACAACACTGGATGGAAGAAAACTATCATCTAAAACGCCCTGAAGTTGTAGAAGAACATATACAAACTATTACAAAGTTTTGGTCAGTAATGTCTGAAGAAGATCAAGATTATATAGAAGGTGCCAGATACGCCATTGAAAATAAAACAGTTTGGTCAAAGTAATTTGTCCAAAATCTAACACCCATAGTTTTTTGATTGGTAAATAATTTTACTTAGGCTTAACAAGGGAAAACTATGCAAACTGACTTAGACAACATACAAAGGCTGTTAGATAGATTTAAAAGAAAAGTACCAGAAGGCACAGAATATCAAACACGTCTGACAGAAGAATTCGAACTTATACTTAATCAGAGATTCACTGATTACTTTCTACAAATATGCGATATCATTGATCTTACCAAAGACCTTACACACATGACTCGTGGAAGTGCTGGTAGCAGTTTAATCTGTTACCTACTAGGTATTACTGATGTTGATCCAATCAAATGGAATATACCAGTAGCACGTTTTATGAATCCGTTACGTGATGACTTACCTGACGTAGACATAGACTTTGAACATTGGCGTCAGCATGATGTAATGGAACGTATATTTAAAAAGTGGCCAGGCAAGTCTGCAAGACTTTCTAACTATGTAACTTACAAAGAAAAGAGTGCAAGACGTGAAGCGGCTAAACGTTTAGGCGTTACAGGTAACTTACCACGTAACTTTAAATACGAAAACTTAGGCATTGATGTTAAAGAAGCAAAACGTATAGAGAAAAAACTGTTAGGCAAGAAAAGAGCAATATCAAAACATTGTGGAGGCATCGTTATGTTTACTAGGCAATTACCTAAATCATTAATATCACAAGACAATCAAATACTATTAGACAAGTATGAGATTGAAGACTTAGAACACTTAAAGGTTGACATATTAGCAAACAGAGGTTTGAGTCAACTGCTAGAAATAGATTCAATTACAAAATTAGAACACTATCCAGAGACAGATGAAAAGACAAGTGCGTTACTATCACGAGGAGATGTGCTAGGTGTAACACAAGGTGAGTCGCCAGCCATGCGAAGATTATTTAGAGCGATACAACCTAAGTCAGTATATGACTGTGTGTTTGCAACTGCAATGATACGTCCTGTTGCAATGAGTGGTAGACAAAAAGCAAGTATGTTTCAAGACTGGTCAAAAGAAGCAGTACAGGATTCAGTAGTGTTTGAAGATGATGCTATTGATATTATATCAGATATCATTGGTGTAGATATGTACGAAGCAGATATGTATCGTAGAGCATTTGCAAAAAAGAATGACGAAAAAATATTAGAGTTTGTTGAGAAGTTAGGTAATCACCCACGTAAACAAGAAGCCATGGCCGCACTACAAGAACTATCAGGGTTTGGATTATGTAGAGCACACGCAGTAAACTTAGGTAGACTTATATGGGCATTAGCATATCATAAAGCACATAACCCAGAAGATTTCTGGAGAGCAAACCTAAAGCATTGTGAAGGATCATACAAACGTTGGGTATATCAATGTGAAGCACATCGTAGAGGTATAGATACTAAACCAGGTTGGTGGCAAAGAGGATTTATTAAAAATTGTTTTGTTAAGCAACAGTGGTTAGAACGTGTAGAGTTTGCAGGTGTGATTGCTAACGGTCGTGTGTTTAAAGGTAAGAACGGCAAGTACGTTACATTTGTTACACTAGGTATAAATTACGGACAGTACATAGACGTAACAATACAAAAGCCATTTGGATACAGAGATGGAGATATCATACACGGCACAGGTGTAATAAGAAGTAGCAATAACAGTGACTACATACAAAGTACTGATGCAAAACTTTTTACACTTTCTGAATGGACCAATAAACGTACCGTTTGATCTCAAGTTGATAAATATACTTTTAGTATGCAGAGACGTAATACTAAAAGATTCCACATAAGCGGGTCTTCCATGCCAGACGTTGAACTGGTAGCAATTATGGATAAGGCCCTAAAGAGTCCTTCGTCCTCCGTTTACAAAGTCAAAGTTGAAAACCAAAGATGGGACCGTCAGTACAAAATACTGTGGGCCGATCACATCAATACAATCGATCATTGGAAGCCGTTTGTTTACAAATACAACAAACGTTCTGATGAGTTTGTCTTCTATAAAGAAAGGAAAAAGAAATGACACAACTAATCGAACCCTCAAAGTTTACTTCTACCGTTGGCCTTTTAAGGTCATTTTTTTTGGATAAAGGATTTGAAGAAGTCCATACACAAAATAGATTATCTATATTAGCGGCGTGTGAAGATCCATTTAATGTAGCAACTTACAACTACGCAGGCCAGGTATGGCCCTTGCCCCAGACAGGCCAGATGTGGCTAGAATACGAGTTACTTACACGCCCCTCTTCGAAGGGGTTTTTTTGTGTCTCCACTTCCTATAGACAAGAGCCTAATGCAATCCCAGGTAGACATGATATAATATTTCCTATGTTTGAATTTGAAATGCCAGGTAACATAGATGATCTAAAGAAGATGGAATATGAACTATGCCAACACTTAGGTTTTAAAATGCCAACTGAAAAAACTTATGCAGAGTGGCAAAAAGAATATGGAACAGATGGTGAACTAACAGCAGAGCATGAAGGTAAAATGTTTAAGGAATATGTAACAACAATGATTACAGACTTTCCGGAGTTTACAAGTCCATTCTGGAATATGAGTAGATATGAAGATGGTGTAACAAGTAAAAAGATAGATGTTATACTAGGAGGCATGGAAACAATAGGATCAGCAGAACGTTCAACAGACGTAGAACAAATGCGTGATACATTTCACACAATAACAGATGGTGCTTACAGTAACTTGCTATACGATAAGTTTGGCAAGGATAGAGTAGAAGCAGAACTAGAAGAATTTCTAGCACATGATTTCTTTCCAAGAGTAGGTGGAGGAATAGGTATGACTAGAATGATTAGTGCATTAGACACTATCTAGTTGTTTGTAATCTGGGGTGGTGAAATTGGTAAACACGCACAACTGTTTATTGTGTGCAGAAATGCTTGTAGGTTCGAGTCCTACCCCCAGAGCCAAACGGCGACAATGACACCGTTCGAGCAACCTCGCAAACATAATGTAAACATCATTCCGAAATTGGTCTTTTGTCGTAAAAAATTAAATTACAAAAAATTTTAGGGAAGTACTTAAACTTTTATTCAGGGTCTTTTTGGCCTGCTGGTTCGCAAGTCTGTGGTGCAAATATACAGCCTAATGCATCTGCTATTGCGTTAAAGTCAGCAGGTCCACCATTTGTTATTCGTTCTTTATTAATGATGTTGCCCTCAAGTTTCTTCTTTTCTACTGTTGCATCTTTGTTTGCTACACTACTGCAACCTAACACAGATACGATTACTACTGCACATAAACCGTTAACCATATATACCCTTTTGTTCATACACACATACTTATCGGGTTTTGGGTGCATGGAAATAGTAGTAGATAAGCCGCGGCGCGGAAAAAGCCATTTAAGCGGTGTAACCGCGGTAGCGGTGGAAAAGCCATTTAAAGCAGATCGGTAGCGAAATTTTTTCGACCCGCGAAGCGGTAGCGGTAGCAACGCAAAAACGGTAGCACCGGAAATTGGCCTTTTAGTTTAATACCCTACCTCTTTTTAGCCATGCATTTAAGACACCGTAAATGCTCCTAAAATGCTCCTAAATGGCTCTTAAATGCCTCTTTAGTGTCTTTGTAGTACAAACACCTATCAGACGTATACAAAGACCTTATAGTGCGTTTAAAACGCCTTTTTAAGTGTGTGCTATACTTCGTTGCACACCGTTCGTACTGCACACGGGGCCCCTAGTACGCCAAAACCTTTTTACGATGCAAAACGGATACACGTTCAAATTGTACAACCTTTTAGTGTACAATGGCTATATAATACGAGACGCAAATTTCCGATTTGCGTTTTTTTACGATCGTAGAAAAGGAAACAAACAATAATGAATAAAATGAAAACAATCATTTTAGCAACTGCTCTGACTGTACTTACATTTGGTGCTGTTGCTGAAGAACTTTCGCTTGAAGACAGAGTAAGCAAGTTGGAAGACAAGAGTTTGGGATTACCCAACGGATTTTTTATTAACGGTGAAATAGAAGGTTATTATGATGACAAGACCTATGACTCAGGCTGGGACTCACGTGGTGCGTTACAGTTTGGCGTAGAAACATCATTACCTGACAATGAACTTAACATCGACTGGGTTGGTGGCACAACTACTATTGATTCACACTATGCACTTAATACTGCTGACAACAACAAACTAGTTGAAAAGCAGTTGGGTTTTGGTAATGATACTGCTAGAATCTACATAGGTGAAACTGACGCACAGAGAATGGGATTTGCAAAGACTCCTAAAATTTCTGCTCCGTTGATCTATACAGAAACAAACTATCGTATTGATCATAGAGAAAAGACTGTGTTAACGTTTGGTGGTTGGCAGTATGACAATGAGTTTGACTTTGACAGTCACAGACTATCAAAAGAAAAGCCATGGGGTGTTGCACTGGCCTATGACAATAACAACAATGTATACTATGGAACTGCAACTGTGGACCTAGGTCTTGCAGAAGTATCATATATGCACATCACTGGTCCAGAGGATACTAACAAGGATGATCAACAGGGTTACGCAATAGGCGGATCACTGCATCGTTTTGGTGTACCTATGCTGTGGGGTGTTGAACTGTGGGACGACAAGAACACAGGTACATACACTGAAGATGACAGACTAGACTATGGTGTTATGTATAATGTTACTGAGGCTGTGTACGTTTCTGCACACAGAACAGAGAATGATGATCTAGGCTATGATGGAAACTACTATGGAGTTGTGTACAACTTGGTCACAGACTATGATGCTACCAAACGTGCTGACAAACAGGACGGACTTGAAGTAGGATTATACTATCATGACAAAGAGCAGACTAACATAGCAACTGGTGCCTATACAGATCACGGCAGTCAGTTTCTTGCTTCCGTTAGATACAAATTCTAATAGCAATTATAAACTAAAAAGCCCCAAGCGAAAGCAAGGGGCTTTTTTTGTGACTTTATATCTTGTTCTTGGCTGGAACCGTAATGTGTCCGGCTACATGACCCACACGTGGACCATGCTTGAAACGATATCCTGAAGTACCGCCAGCATTGGCATCAACCGCTGGTCTTGAACCTGCAAGTAATCTTTCCTTGCGTTTCAAGATCTGTGCCTCACGGTACATCTTGTGTAAATGATCGAATCTGTTCATAACACCCTCCTCTGTTAAAAGTTAGGTGCGTTCCTTCGCATTATGCTACTTCCGTCCCGATTGGGATGAACGTATTACTATTTAGCAGGTGTGGTATGTTCAATTTGCTTGGGTGGCTGTGGATTTTCTGGTCCTCCAACGATGGCTAGTAGCACAAGCATTATTGCTATGCATAGTGAGAACCGCCAACTGTTTAAGAACTCATTCATGTAGATTATTTAGCGATGTGCTGAAAATAATTACATTCGGCTTGTAGATAATATCCAATTACATATAAATACAAATTAAAAACTTATGAGTTTAAAAGTGAGCGACAACACCAGTATATCAATGCCAATCAGAAATATGTTGGCGATCATAGGTGCGGTGGCAGTAGGTGTGTGGGCATACTTTGGTATAGTTGAAAGACTGAACCTATTAGAAAACAAATCAGTGTTACTTGAAAAGGACATGGACTCTGCTCATGAAAGACTGCACACAGAAGTAAAACAAAACACAGAGTTTAGAATAAAATATCCAAGAGGTGAATTAGGTCAAAGTGCTCAGGACATAGAACAGTTTATGT